TGCCGGTTCAAGCATTCAATTCTAAAACAGATTTAGCTCCATTGTTAAGAAGAGTAAACATTAGTCAACTAGCGTTTATATGGAATTTGACAACAGAGAATTCAGCAGGATCAGGAGTAACAAACACAAGTTTCACCTTTTATTCACAAGGTGCAGCAAATACTCCTAATCCAAGCACAAAGACACAATTGTATGCTGTAGCTAAAGGATATAGGGTAGATTATGACGTAGCAGGTCTTATGGTAGCAGCAGGAATGGGAAGTCAAATCCTAGAAGAAGCACAATATGCTGCTGAAGCATTAGCAATCGGAGAAGAAAAACAAATCGTCTCAGGTACAGATGGTTCAGGATATGGTGCATCTGGTGGATTTAGTGGTCTATTAGATTTGATGAGCAGTAATGCTACATTCGCAGCAGTTAATTCCAAGTTCGGAACTGCGATGGCAACAGCAAGACTAGAACTAAACGTAAGTTTAGTAGCTGCAGGTGCAACAGCCTTAGATGACTTAGGCTTAGCAGACTTAGACAGTGCAATTACTTTGTCTAATAAGAGAGGAGCTAAAGGAAATAGAAGAATTTTCTTTTGTTCTGAGGAAAGATTAGACGAAATAGCTCAGTTGCTACAAGCACAGCAAAGATTTGTAAGTACTGGTAATACTGTTGAATTCGATGGTGGATTCAGAGTATTGGCGTATAGAAGAGTTCCAATAGTGGGTTCCAGATTTATGGACAAAGCAGGGGTTATCTATACAGGTAGTACAAACACAGATTGGGCAGATTTCACTGATGGAAATGACAAATCAATGTATTTGTTAGACTTAGACAATGTTTTCATGGCTCATGTTGCTGGTGTAAATGCTGCACACGTACCTATAACTGGTGGAGCAACAGGAAACTATGAAGTAAGAGCAGACGTAACTGGTGGATATTACAAGTCCTATGGGGTACTTGTAATGAAGAGATTTGACACACAAGTGTTGATCTATAACTTAAACACACCATAAAACTAAATTAATCTCGGGGGGCTGAAATGCTCTCCCCTTTAATTATTTTAAAGGGCTAATCAGGGAGATAGGAGGAACATAAAATGGCATTCGGATATGGAATTAATGCAGCCGGGAAAACTGTTTGGGGCAATAAGAGAATTGTTATTGGTACTTGGAGTGCTGGAGGAACTACAACAGGAGAGATCGTGACTGGTCTTAAATTTGTAGATTTTTTTGTACCTTTGGAAAAAGGAACTACTCCAGGAACAGCAATGGTAAAAACTAATGAGAATTTTCCATTTGCTAGTGGAACTGTGACTATTGCATGTACTTCAGGTACAAGAGGTCAATGGGTGGCAGTGGGGCATTAAACCCCCTTTTCATTTTTTATGGAGGTAAAGATGGCGAAAAAGAAAAAAGTTGAAGAAGTCGTAGAAGAAATTGTAGAGGCACCAGTAGAAAAACCAAAAGCACCGGTTGTTCCAAAGGAACCTTTAACTGAAGCACAAATAAAAGAAAAGTTATTAAGGGATAACCCTAACTTAAGAATAACTTGAACAGGAGGAAAGAATAGAATGAAATTTAGATTTAAAGGAGACGATAGATGCAGACATGGAGTTAGTTTCATGATTGAGCATAACGGACTCAAAGAAAAACACAAACTACACTTTACAGGTGGTCAAATATATGATTCTGAGAAAGTCATGATAAAATTATCAAAAGATGGAAGAGTGGCTCAAATGCCCCTTCCAGAATCTCAAGTAATTGAAACTTTAGATAAAATAAAATCTGATGATCCAGAATATATAGAATATATTGGCAAAAAACCTAAACTAATAGCAGCACAATAATGGCAGCAAAAGGATATACTACAGAAACCTTAGTAGAGGCAGAAATACTGACAGATATAGATGCAACCACTAGCCCTACTACAGCCCAAGTAGCACAATGGATTGAGGAAGCAGAAGCAGAGATAGATGAACTTACACAAACTAGTTTTACAACAACAACAGTAACAGACGAGATTATTCCATTTGATGAAAGAACTGCATTGTCTTTAAGTAGTATAAGATCAGATTTTAAGATCAGAAGAGATGTTACTTTTGACTATGATAAGGATTCCTTTTTCTTAACGGAAAATGGCTATAGAAGGTCTCCAATAACCTCAATCACTTCTTTATCCACAAATAGTGCTAGTGATGCTGATACAGATAGTTTTACTGCTAGAACTGAACAAGCTGGTTCTGGTGGAGATTTTATTTGGTATGAGAATGGTTTAATAACTTGGATTAAAAATAAACCTGTTTTTGGTAATAGAAGAGCTATGAAGACTACTTTTGTTTATGGTCACACCTCTATCCCAAATAATGTAAAGAAATTAGCTACAAAGATGGTCGCTTTGAGAGTTATTAAAGCAAAAGCAAATAGATCTCAAATTAGCAGTATTGATCCAATAAGTTTAGAAGGAATATCTATTGGTAAAGGGATTACACAAACCACTATTTATATTCAACAATTAGAAAAAGAAATAAAAGAATTAATTGAAGAAGTAGTCGGAACTTTCCGTACAGAGTTGGTGAGATAAATGACAACTAGTATTTCAGATAGAAAAGGAAACAAGATAGTTGATCTTCAGAATATTGGAGATCTAAAGGAAGGAATAAACACCTCTCCAGTAAATGTAGGGTTCCATATAATCAGATTAGCATATACAGGAGATAAAATAGAATATATTGGTTTAGCTCTGCCAGGATCTGCTACAAGTTCTGCAATATGGCAAATAAGAAAATTAGCATATACGGGGGATAATCTAACTAGTGTCCTAATAGCAGATGGGAATGTGAATTTTGATAACATCTGGGATGATAGAGCTAGTTTGAGTTATAGTTAATGCCATATGATTTTAATCCATTTACGGGGAATTTTGATAAAACTACTAATTTTGATGAGGACGATATATATTTAAGATTAGATGCATCTAATAGTCCAGTCACTGGAAGTTTAACTATTGAAGGGGTTTTGACCATAGGTACTGGTTCAACTTTAGTAATCGAAGACGATGTTGGTTTCTATATGTCTGACTCATCTAATAATTATATCATTCCTAATAATACTGGACCTATTAGATATATGTCTGGAATAACAGATGACGTAAATAATACAGGACATATATTTGATACTACAGATTCTTTAACTGCAACTAGCACAAAGATTGCTTTATTCCAAACAGGCGGTTCAACAAAAGCTCTTATTAATAGTAATGGAGATATACAGTTTAGAAGGTGGACTCCAGCACAAGGAGCAGATGTTAGACCTAAGATGGCAGAGTCTGGTCAAAATGTAAATGTGTGGAATCTTCAACCGGATAATGTAATGACTAGGTCTGGTTCTAGGTTAATGAGAGTCAGACATAATGGAAGTAATGTTTGGTATGTAGATACTAATGCTAAAACTTATAGTGATGGTGGTTTTTTAATTAAGGGAGGTTCATATGTATTTGCTCTATATACTAGCCAGACATCAGGGATGTTTTTCAATGGTACAACTAATGAAGTTTCTTTTAGAATTACAGGGACTGAAAAACATATATTTGATTTGGATAATGGAAATGCAACATTTAAAGGGAATTTAGTTATTGGGGAGGGGGCTGCCGCAACGGATTATACGCTAACTTTCGATGGGGAAACCAATGATGGTGTATTAACATGGATGGAAGACGAAAATTATCTTGATTTGGATTCAGATTTTAGATGTAGACAATTATTTGCTGATGGGGATAATGCAGGGATAGCAAGTACAAATAGTCTAACTGGAACCTCAGATCTGACTGCAAATGATACTGGTTCAGGAACGATAAAATTTAAAGGAACTACAGATAGAGATAGTAGTGGATTTATTAAAATTTATATAGGAACTACTGCATATTATATACCTGTATTTGATGCAATTACTGGATAAGGAGGATAAAATGACACAAAGAAGAAATTATAAATCAAAGAAAATGAGGGGAGACAGTAGAGATGTATTTGATAATGCATATGAAATACAAGATGAGATGAC